CGCGCTAGCAGAGAATATTCCAGAACCTTGAGACGGTAATTCTTTACTATCAGAAGCGATTTTCTTTAATCTGTTCCATTCTTTTTCATCAATAGCTTGATTTTTTGCAATCGATTGAGCTGTATCACCTTCTATAAGTAATTGAGCCGCTCCTTTTGATTGCGGATTGCCAAATACTTTTTGTTTACCCTGTTGTATATCTCCAGCTCCTAATAGGGCAGCCTGGCGCATCATTTCATATTCTGTTTCATATATATCTTGTATTAGACTTTGAACTCTGCTAGAAACCATACCTGTTAAGAAATCTGGGAAAATTTTAACTCCAGAGTTCTTATTTAGCGCAAGCATTGTATTTAAAACCGTAAGTGGAACGCGATTATATTGTGGAGGTCTAAGTTCTAAATGCCCTTGAGTATTACAGAACAATTCCAAATCCATCGTCTTTGCTGCTCGAGAGCAAAGTTCATAGACAGAATCCCAAGAATTTTTCCACATCTCTGGACTTTGGTCTCTGAGTTTTAACGCAAAAGCTTGAATATCATAATCTTTATCATACTCTTCAGAGATAATAAGAAAATTCTTATCTCTATTATACATTGAATCTTCGCGTCGCCTCATGCTCGCAAAAAGTAATCGATCACCAAACAATTTGGCTTCATTTTGATCATTGGCATTTATTAGATTAAAACCAATATCATCTCCAGCAATTCGCCATGTTCCAGAACTTTGTGTAACCAATTCATCAAATTCGTTTTCTGCTTTCCAAAGATCATCATATAACTTCTGTTGTTTATCGGAAAGTACTTTCTTACTTCTGGAATATGATGGATCTCCAGCTCTATTTTTATCTTTGGCAAAAGCAGCATCAAGATTAGTTAATTCGTCCGAAATGGACGCATATTGAGTTTTAAGCTGTCTAACTTTTGAAGATTTGTTCTGTAAACGTTGTTGTGTCGCTATCGCCTGTGCTAAGTCGGACCTATCAGCATTAACAGCTTTAAAAGGAACAAAGTTACCTTGTACAAGATTCAATGATTTTTGTACGTCTAGTAAACTATGAAAATAGTCTTTACCGCTATTTAAAGCCGTATCAAGTGTAAAAGCGCCAGCATTTAAAGCACTTTTTACAAATGTGGCTGGGTCATGAGGATAACCTGTAATCATTGTGCTGATAATATTTGCTATATCCATATTAGCAATGGCCAAATTAGCAGCAAAAAAGCCTATATCACGTCTTAGTTGGCGTTCATTAACTTTTGTTGGATCCAAAGGATCCGTTGTCGACATATTATATGTCATCGTGACAACGCCCTCTTTCCAGCGATACTTTAGACCAGGAGGCATTTCAAATATGGGAATTAACGACCCACCGATAACTTGTATATCAGTTTGCAGATTGTCTAGCTTTGTTACCATTTGCCCAGCATTTTTCCCACTAGTGGAAAATATACCCTTACCAAGAAGTTTGGCATTTGTATCAGATAACACAGGTCGACCAATAGGTAATCCAGATGAATCCACATTAAACTTGAATGGAGTTAGCGGATCATAAATGATCCCCTCTGTCTGTTGTAAAGCTGGCTGTTGGTTGTATCTAGATACTTTTAACCATTCCATATTGGAAGCGGCAGATACCGAAACCTCATATTTCCCAGCCTCAGAATGATATGAACTCGAAGATTCAGACACTAACCCACCAAACACATGCATGCCCGATGCGCCAGCAATGGCATATAATTTCTTAAAATCATCAAAACTAAGCCATTGTCCACTATATCGCCAAGCAGCAGCAAGAAGAGGTTCGTCTATCTGCCAAGTCTGCTGAAGCCCTAAAGATTCCCCTATCGCATTAACTAAATCGGTTTCAGGAGATATATCAGCAGCCTCACCAGAAAGTCTAGTGCCTCCATCTATATAAATATTAATCGTATCCATCGGCTGGATAACAAGTTTACCCATATAGAATTTGCGCAGTAATCGTCTAGCATAAGACATAGACTCTTTTAGTGTTTCATCTAAGCCGCCGCTAACTCCGAGACCGTCCAACAAATTTCTTCGCGTCGCTATAGAATAGGATTCTAAATTGGTTAATATGCGAAGCACTAAAGCTTTCTCGCCAGCATACAGCGTATACGGCTCTGGAATAAGGTCTAAATTATCCGCATTAAGATCCATACCAATGGCATCCAAGGATGCCGAAACACCACCACCAGAGACGCTAATAAAAAATGTAATTGCGCTTTTTTTACGCTCTTGTCTACTTTTGCTTAATTGAGCATCGGCAGTTTGTGCGCTTGCTAAAGCTAAACCAGCTGCTTTATCTAGAACGCTAACTAATTTTGAAAGAGCTGTATCGCGTAGTGCCATTTCAATATCATGTTCTGTAATCCTAAGAATATTATAAGGATTCTCGAGAGTTATACTACAACTGCCACTTCCATCTATTGATAAGTTAGTGTTCAGAGAAGTAACTAAAGTTATCTCAAACACGCCACTACCAGATCCTAAAGCTGGTTCAAATGGAACATCTGGATCGTAAAACCATGTTGTAGTATCCACGGGTTGGCGATCTTTGATCGCTCTTTCTAGATTTCGCATCGAAGTTAAGAAATCAGTCTGCGAATCAGGTGCGCCGCCAAAAGGTCCAGCTTGGTCTGTAGATGCTTGAAAATCGTTCATTTGAGCGGCAAAACCACTCAATAACGCACCCATAGCTAATCCAGCAGTTGTACTTGTTTCTACAAGACGTTTAATTTTGGTAAGTCGTTCATAATCAGCTATCTCAGCACATTTTCTAGCAAAAAGACGTTTTGTGGCTCGAAAGAGCCATTTCTCCGCATCATCCATGAGAGTTGGATCATAGAGATGATTTAAAGACGAAAAAGCACGTTTCTTAATCAGGACACTTAATACAGGTGTTTGATTTAATACTTGTAAAACTGAAGCATCTTCTATTGGTGAAACGGTTCCACCAGCAGGAGTTCCACCAGGTATAACTGTCCTACCACTACCAACAAAACTCTTGTCGAAAAGCTCAGAATTCGACCCATAAAGTTGACTTAAAACTCCACCAACAGCACTCTGAATAGCATCTAGTGCTGGGCTTCCACCACTATTTCCTCCGCCCGTAAGTGAACCAAAGATATCAGGCAATCCTGTTGCCGATCCAAAATCGCGCAAAAGGGAGCCTAAACCATCTCCAGAAGCTACATCAGCTTGTGCGGAAGAAATAATTATTGTCATTTATTTTTCGCCATCAAAACTAAGAGGTGTTGTTTCATAGTCGGAATGTCTGAAATTAATTGGTTTACCCGTAACAGGATCCGTATCTGCTGGTTGGCGAGCCCAAGGGCTGAAGTTGGTTCGGATTCCGCGCCTATCGGTAACTTGAAAAGTCATACGATAATTAAAAACACCAACGCCTTGCGCCACACTCTCATCAACTTGAAAATCAAGAAAATATCCTTTGTACACAACCCCTTGAAAATAAAGTTCTACCGATAAAGCAAGCGACCCTAGGGTCGGTAATAGAGGTGGATTGACGCCAGAGCTAAACAAACTGGCAATTGCGCTCCCGAGCGCTTTACCTGGATTCGCAGCAGCATTTTGGATAGAACCAGATAAACCACTCAAAGAAAAACTACCAAGTCTATCGGTTAATGATTTGGCTACCTTTTCAAAGGCTTTTTGTTCAGAACGATACACATCGCGTAGGATATTGATTCCCTCTATACTAGAAGCTCCTGTGGTACCATTAATGTTAAGTGTGGGTAGTTCTTCACCCCAATAAGATACAATATATCCACCCTTTGTTCTCTTCTTTGTAATAATCTTTTTCTCTTGAGTTGTCATCTGTTGAGGGTTGATATACATATCCACATAACCCAAATCAGGCACTTTCCAACGCATCAGTTGCCGCCTTCTGAATGCTTGCGGCATTTGTGGATTATTGGCTATAATAGAAGGTAATGAAGAATCGCCTTCATAAAAGTTTCCCTTATCGCGCAAAGGATCATTAAACGGATCATCCGCAGGATTGACTATTACTTGTTGTCCGATTGTGGTTTCGGCCATGGGAAACTCCTACTCAGGATATTGATATCCTCTACCATATTGATTAAGTTGATGTGCTGTTTTCTCTATCTTTTCTCCAAGTTTGTGCCCACACTGTTCGCATACCACTTTGACAGTTATAGTATCTGGAACGGATCGTTCCGTTGTAGCTGCTTCTGTAATTCTACGGTTTTCTGTTGGCGTCTCAAATATTCTTCTATTAAACATCATTGGAGCCGCAGGCTCCTGTCCAGTTCTTGCTCCCCATGGCAAAGGCGCGCCTGTCAGTTGGGGCGTGGAAGGTTTCATTATATCTATGACTGGAAGATTGGCTTGGATGGAGTGTTCCTTAAGATAATTATATTCTCGCTGATAATCCAAATCCCCTTTAATAATTGATTTAAATTGTTTTCCAAGTGTGGAAAAGAGTTCCGTCATGGCTGGTTTAAGACCATCCACAAATTGATGTCCGGCTTTGGCAAAATACATTCCAACCGTTCGCAAATGTGTTTCATTTATAACTTCACCAGCTCCACGAGCACCACCAGCTTGAGCAGCTAAAGCCAATGTTGCTTTTGGTTGAGCCTCAACGGCTTGCATTGTTTTTGAAAAGTCTGTCATTCTGCTTGTATTTCTAGCAATTTGCCCTAGAAGGGTCAAACTGGCATCTTGAGCTTTTTGTCCACTAGTCATTAGTTTTTCTAGTTGTTGTCCAGCTGTTACTCTCGAAATTCCACCCTTTTCTACATTTTGTAATACCTCAAGAACACGAGATTGCTGTTGGCCACCTTGTACTCCAAGCATTTGTCCAACAAGTTGCCTTTGTAGTTGAAATTGCATTTCTAGGGCCGGAGTTTGAGCAGCTTCTTGAAGAGTGATAATTTTCCCACCACCAAGACGAGAAATAGCTTGTTGTACTCGCTCAAGATTCTTTTCCATTCCACCTTGTCCGCGCATTTCTAATTCCATTTGTAATGCGCCACCTAAAGCGGTCGCTCCCTGTGCCATGCCAGTCATCTGAGCTACAAATGCTTGTGTGTTTAAGCCCATAGTCGCAACGCCACGCGATACAGAGGAAACTAAATTTCCAATCTCATCTATTGGGATTTGTGTGCCCAAGGTTGAAGAAAATGTTTTCCAAAGATTTGTAGCTTCTGTAATATGTCGTCCAAAAATTGCCAAAGGTTCACTAGCAGTTTGAATTTGCGACATTGCTTTAGTAATAGGAATGTTAGTTCCATCTACTGCGGCATTGAATATTGCGATATTGCTTGCTGCTTCTCGTGGAGCTTGCCCAAAACGTGCAAAAGCAACTTTGGTCATTTCACCCATTTCTTGCATGCTGATGCCCGCTCCGCGGGCAACTTTCATTTGTAATGCTATTTCTGATATTGGCCCTTTGGAAGTGTCAGCAGACTTTCCTATTAAATCTAAGGCTCCAGGAACGCCCTTTGTAACAGATATGAACTCATGTATCTCTTTTCGATCGGCACCAAATTGCTGTTGTATTCTAGCAAGATCATCAGCTAAAAGCTCACTAGGACGGCTCGCTTCTTCTAATGTGCGCCCATATGATAAGAAAGAGGTATTAACTAAATTGGTGATGTCTACCGATTGTTGCATCACCTTGTTCCAATTTTGAAATCTTTCGGGCAAGGTGCCTATAAAGTCACTAGCACTAGAAAGAGGAGAAATCAGACTGCGAACTGTATTGTTCCCAAGCGCTAGCACTAATGCGCTGCTTCCAAGCAATGCTTGACCCATTTCTTTTAAAGCGCTTGTAACAGGGGCGCCTTTGGCGCCCAATGTATCAAAAATACCATTCAGTGCTTCAAAATGTTTTTGAGTTTCTTTGGTTTCCGTTTTCGCGGAGGCCATAGCTTTCCCAAAACCACCAAGAGCATCTGTTGCAGCGTCATACTGCTTTCGAAGTTCTTTGACTATGTCGGTTTGTTCTTTTAGATGTTGGGATCCTTTAGGAAGACCTTCTAAAACTCGTATAGCATCTTTCAATTTTTCTTCAATTTTGCTGATGGCTTCCACTGCCGCATTCATATTGATGTTTGCAAGAGCTTTAATATCATTGGTAATATTTGCCAATCCAGCAGCATCAATGGGGAGGTTTGAACCGTCAGCCATACTATTTTTTCCTCAATGGTACAAATTTTACTTCATCTAACTCTGTCCCTAAATAGGTTTCAGGATTTACATTCTTACTCATTCTGAAGCGTTTTGGTTCCGAATCCATTGGTGGAAGAGGGAAACCTTCTAAACCTTCTTTGCGCATAGGAACATTAAGTTTCCTACCAAAAGTCTGTTCTAACTGTTTAGCGAAATCTTTATCGCTTACCTTGAAAGCCTTCTCTCTAGCGCGTCTAATTTCATTGACCCCTTCTGGATTCCAGAAACTAGCATTATATTCTGCGATATCCCTAAATAATTCAAACTGCTCTTTATCATCGGCATCAAATTGCGCCATATACCAAAGTTTCTGAGAAATTGTAATCTTGTCAAACATGGGGTCGTCGACTGAAATCTTGAAGGTTTTACATAACCTCCAGCGCAACCTTGACCACGGCCCCTCTGCTAGTTTTTTACTTGCTCGGGATCAACTCGCTGTCGACTTCTTTTAAGAAGTTCCTCATAGAATCCATACAGTCTGTCGATTACCTGTCCCTGCATCTGACGAACAAGTGCGAGGCGCATACCAAAGATATCAAGCATTTCAACATCATTGGCGCCATATTGGAATATATCTTCTAATGGTCGACCATTGAAAGCATCAAGAGCCATCGCCACAACGGTTCTCCGAAGCTCCATAAAACTCCCAGCATCTGACATGTTCGCGGTGAATTTCTTGAATATGGAACCCTGTACATCATCAGACAAGGTCGACATTTTGAATTTCTTTCCATCGATGTCAATGGTGTCGGTAACCTTACCACACTCAATTAGTAACCTTAAATCATCCTGAGAAATAGATTGAGGTTCTTCCGTTTCAATAGTGGGGGCATTTAGATTGTTGACTGCTTTTGGACTTTTGTTTTGATCTGTATTAAGCTGACCATGACCAACAGTACCAAACATGGGATGTGACAATTCTACCATGGGATAGACTCCTTTTGCTCCTTCAGAGAAGGATGATTGAAAATGTTAATTGGGAAAGTTTCTATCATTTTTGCCTTTTCGAGAAATAACTCAACGGGCGCAGATGCGCCCGTCGGGCGGGGTTTATAAAAACTATGAAGTGAAAGCAGCGTTAATCAAACCAGGAGCATCAAGCGTTCCACGACGATTACCAAAATCAGCATCGCGCTCCACCGAATCAATCTGAGGCTTCATGTCGCGCGCTCCACCTTGAGCCGCATTGGCTCCAGATCCAAGCCTGCTACTCACAGTCTCAGCCCAAATCGTAGCCGATTCCGTTATAATATAGTTCTCAGCCGCATACGGCGTCGCATAATCCTCAAACCAACAATTTACATACTGATGTGTGACGGCACCGTCACCTTCACCGCCAGTATTGTCGATGATAAGGATATCAAACGGGATTCTTTGCGCATGAATGTTAAGAAATCCGCGCTCAAAAGCTTCGGGGAGGCGCAAACGATCAAAAACAATTCTGCGGACCGTTAAAGTAACTTCCGCTTTTGAATTTGGGGTAATTTCTAGTGTACCATCTAAACCAATCTCAACTAATCGGATTAGTGGTCTGCGTTGACGAACCTCAAGTGCTTGAAGGGCGCCCACAGTGTCTCTTCCACATTTAATAATGATCTGGGTAGAGAGACCAGCACTAATGTTGCTTTGAAGCGTCGATCCCGTGTTAGGGTAAGTACTCATGGTGTTTTAAACCTCTCTGTGTATTTTTGCTAGCAAAAATCTATATTTCTGGAACAAATGCTCCAGGTCGTCCGTGAATGTCTGTTTGACGTTCCATTGTATCATATTCCACTTGGATTCCGCGAAGCCCGCCATTAGCCACATTCCCAAATCCTTGCATTGAGGCAATTTTTTCACAAACCAAATCAGCAGTTTCAGATACCAAATAATTGTCTGCTCTATATGGGGTTGAATAACGACGGAACCAACATCCTTTCAAAGTCGTCATGACAATAAGAGCATTGTCTCCAGCAAAAGTATCCATAATTTGTATATCAAATGGAATCCTCTGCGCTTGAATATTTAAAAAACCTCGCTTAAACGCTTCTGGCAAACGCAATCCATCAAACACCATTCTTGTAACACTAAA